AAAATATGGACGAAGAAAAAGTCGCAAAGATAATGGGATATAAAACGTCTGAGAAAAATAGGTCCCCGGGGTACAAGCAACTTAAAAACATAAAAAAATCTATACTGAAAAAAGCGAAAGGACTGATATACGAAGGAGACGTAGATATACTATGAGCTTCAAGACCACGGGAGATAAAAAGGAAGAGCCTATGAGCAAGACAAAAGAAAACAGCACGCACCTCAAAACGAGACTACCCCATGAAGAAGGGGCTTCTGAGGGTATCAAGCTTCTCCAGATAGGGACAAACGACGGTGATGATCCAGTTTTTACCTTCATAGAGGAAAACGCTTCAGATATTGATTCATGCATGCTCGTAGACGCGAACCCGTGGGCGTTAGAAAAGGCGAGAGAAAAATATAAGGATTTTTCATTTTGTGACTTTAAATTCACCGCGGTCATTCCAATAGAAATTGGCGGTAAGCAGATCTCATTCCATGTCCCCAACAACGACAGGGATTCTCCATTCTCATCAATTGATCCAGACTTCACGGCAGCACACGCGCAGGTAGGAGAATTGTTTCAATATGAGGTGGATGCAATTTCTTTAGAGAAATTAATGAGAGAAGTGCCAGACATAACTCATTTAATCATAGATACGGAGGGGTACGATATGTTGAACCTGTTTAGCATTGATTTATTACGATATCCTTCTCTCAAGCAGGTTTGTTTTGAGCATCTTCATGCGGATGGAATGCTTACCCAAGGAAACAGGCTAAGAAGTCTTATCGGCTATTTCAATAGCTGCGGATACTACGTTCTCTACGACAACGGAAGCGACTGCAATTTAATCGCAGAGAAACAACCCCCAGAGAAACCAGAGAAACCCGAGGAATCTGATGAGTAGCGAAATCCAACTTACCCCAAAGCAAGGACAGGATATTCTGGAGGCATGGAATAGCAGGCCGGATAGCCCGCCGTCGCTAATGGAATTGACGACGATAGCGTTCCCAGACGTGGAAAATGCAGATGGTAGGAGTAAAGAGGGAAGGGCCGTAAAAGCGTTTCTAGCGAGCCGAGAACTAACGGCAAGGGGAGCACACCAATATAAGGCAAAAGGGCTTCTAGAGCTAACTAAGGACCGAAAAGAGTACATTGAGAACAACGCCTCATTACTTAAGCCTCTAGAACTCACAAAGAATGTTTTTGGTAATGACAATTTAACAACATTGAGTCAAGAGTTCAGAACCGTAACTGAATTTTTAAAGACCGCAGATGTAAAGGTATATTCTGAGCCCGATAGGGATTTTACCATAGAGCGGTATAAACCCCCTAAAACTTTTTACGCGACACTGTTAATAGTAAACAGATACATACACGTAAAGATAGACAAAGATAAGGTTACCCATCAACAGACAAAAGAAATAGACTCCCTTATTGGATATATGAATACATATAGATTTGGTCATCAAATCAACACATATCAATCCGATCAAGACAGAGAATTATTCGAGAGTAGTTTCGTAAGGTATACTAATGACAAGGCGGACCTAACCCAAGAAGAGGTAGATCAATATATTGTCCTATGTACCGAGGTCGTGATATCGTCCACCATCCAAGAAACCATTCAGATGCTTCAAATGCAAATCGACCTAGAAGTAACAAACGGGGGGAAAGTTCCCATGTCCTTAGTGGAGGCAAGTAATACGGCCCGCTCTGAGTACAACCAATGCGTTACGAGGCAGCAAAAACTATTAAACGATTTAAAGGTTAAAAGAAGCGACAGGCTAAGTAAGCTCGTCAAGCAGAACGCCAGCATCTTAAATTTGGTACAAATGTGGAAAGAGGAAGAGAGTAGGGAAAAGCTCATCCTCCTAGCGGAGAAAAGGAAAAAGGTCATAAAAAAAGAAATCGAAAAGCTGTCATCCATAGATGAGGTCAAGGCTAGAATAATGGGAATTACGGAGGACGAAATACTCAATGGTTAACTGCAAGGTCTGTGAAAAAGAATTCGAAAACGACAGGCAATTACATGGACACCTAAAGGCTCATGGATTGCGTATGGTAGAGTATTACCAAAAGTACTCCCCCCGTTATGATAAGCACGACGGCAAAATAATAAAATTCAAAAACAAAGAGCAATACCTCACCACTGAATTCAATACCCGAACCAACCTCAGAATGTGGCTTAAGAGTATAAGCGAAAACGAAGCGAAAGAATACTGTAAAAACGTACTTACAAAAAGAAAAGAAAAGCGAAACCTTATATATACCCCGTCTCAAGTGGAGCTTAGGACCGTAATAAGCCCACCCATGCAATACTATAATGAATTATTCGAGGATTACTATAGGCTGTGCTCCAACCTAGGGTTTGAGAATAAGTATGGCCGCTTTAGCGACATAGTAAGTGGTTGCGAGTACAACAAACCAGAATATAAAATATTCGTAGATACCCGTGAACGCATACCACTTAAATTTGAGAGAGGTATCGAAGTGAGAAAATTGGATTTCGGAGACTACGCGTTCAGCAGCAAAATAGCGACATGCAATTGTTGTATAGAAAGAAAAATGCTATCTGACTTTATAGGGACCATGAGCGGGGGGTATGAAAGATTCATAAAGGAAATAGAAAGGGCGCAAGATGCAGATGCGTATCTTGTGGTTCTAGTGGAAGACAGCTTAACTCATGCTATGAGTTTTCCATACTTACCACATATATCAAAAAAAATAAAAGCAACCCCCGAGTTCATATTCCATAGAGTAAGGAATTTAATACAGAAATATCCGCATATCCAATTTTTATTTGTAAATGGAAGAGTAGAGGCTTCCAGAGTTATAGAAAGAATTTTTACATGTGGATGTGCTTATAAGAAAGTCGATTTGCAATACGCTTACGACTTAAAGATATTATAATGTGGTACGCGCCAGAAAAATATAACGAAACGCCGCTGGAAGACGTCAACGCCGAATTCCTTAAGCTGAAAGGTGGACTAGACGACAGGGAGGCAAAAATTACCCTAGCTAAGTTCCTAAGGAGTAACCTAGGCCTTACAACGGAACTTATTTCGGGTATAAAGCTAGCACCCTATCAGGAGGTGACCTTAAAGGCCTTGATGAATAGGAACTTTTCTATGTGTGTATGGGGTCGCGGTTGTGGTAAGACTTTTATTGCGAGTGTATTTTGTTTCTTACAGTGCATCTTCGAACCAAGGACAAAAATTTTAATAGCTGGGCCGACCTTTAGAACCGCTAGGTTTATATTTAATAATCTGGAAACCATAGTGGAATCAGAGGGTGCCGAACTCTTAGCTCAAGCCTTTGGCGCGAAGATCAAAAGAAACGACCAGTATGAATGGAAGATAAACGGAGGGACCATAACGGCCATCCCACTCAACGGAGAAAAGATTCGTGGTTTCAGGGCAAACGTCCTAGTGTTAGACGAGTACCTTCTCATTCCAGAAGATATCATATCTAATGTCCTTATGCCGTTCTTGGTCGCGCCACAAAATATTAAAGAGCGACTAGAGATCAGGGAAATGGAAGACAATCTAATTAAGAAGGGAGCCATGAAAGAAGAAGAAAGAATGGCTTTTGAAAACACATCTAAGATGATTGCCCTTTCCTCAGCTAGTTATACATTTGAAAATCTATATAAAACATACAAAGACTGGATGGAGAAAATAACCACGGAAGAAAAGGTCGGGGAAGCAAAATATTTTATTTCCCAAATGGGATACGAATCTCTCCCGGAAGAAATGATCGACCCAATTATTATTGAGGAAGCTCAAGGCGGAGGACAGAGCCATAGTTCTTTCTTGCGTGAGTATTGCGCTACGTTTACCGACGGAAGCGATAGTTATTTTAGTGCCAGAAAAATGCACGAATGTACAATTCCAGATGGGGAGGAGCCAACCACGCAACTATTTGGAACCAAGGGGTCAAAATACATATTGGGCATCGATCCGAGTTTTAGTAACAGTCCGTCGTCTGACTTTTTTGCGATGTCTGTGTTAGAGCTAGACGATAAAACCCAGCAGGGCACACTGGTTCATACCTACGCTGTAGCTGGCGGGAATTTGACGGACCATATAAAATACCTTCATTACATTTTAACTCATTTTAATATAGAGATGGTTATCATTGATAACGCAGGAGCAGAATTTATAGATAGCGCCAATGCATCCGCCATGTTTAAGGAAAGCAGAATTAAGATAAATTTTTTCGAATTCAATAGCGCCAAAGACGGAGAAGACTACAGAAAAGAAATAGCAAGAGCGGGCAGAGCGTATAATAAGACCGCCAATTATATATGCTTCAAACAGGTGTTTACTTCTGACTTCATAAGAAAAGCGAATGAGCATCTCCAAACATGCATAGACCATAAGAAGGTATGGTTTGCGTCAAGAGCAGCAGCATGCGACCCAGCGTTCAACAGGAACATATCTAAGAAGCTCCCCTTAAAGGACGTTAATGAACCAAGCGTATTAGAGTTTGTGGAAACCCAAGACGCCCTAGTATATCAAACAAAAAAACAATGCGCCCTTGTGGAGGTGAAAAGCACAGCGAAGGGAACCCAAACATTTGATTTACCTCTTCACCTTAAGAAAAGTACATCCGCACATAAAGCTAGAAAAGATAACTATACCACTTTAATGCTTGGATGCTGGGGCATTAAGTGCTATTATGATATACAAAACGCTAAAATGATTGGAGTCGAGGATACCTTTACTCCATACATGATACAATAATCCAAAAAAAACCGAGAAAAACCGTGTAAATTCCTTTTGATATGCCAAGACCAAAGAAAACCGTAGAAGTCGAACCTCTAATGGCCGGAATGGAAGAGTCTCGGGCTTATGTAAACGCCGAGAAAAAAACCAGATCCCGTCGTAACATCGCCGGAACCATAGAAAGGACCAACAGGTTCACCAACATAGAGAATGGGCTGGTTCCGTTCAATTATTCCAAGGGGACAGCAAAATACACCAATATGGACGTGAGGGAAGCGTGCATCCTCTGTCAAAAAGCATACTGGAATTTCGCGGTGTTCCGTAACACCATTGACCTGATGACCGAATTCTCCATTGAGAATATCTATTTTACGGGAGGGTCAAAAAAGTCCAAACAATTCTTCGAAGCGCTTTTAGAAAAGATTAACATATGGGCGTTACAGGATAAATTTTTCAGAGAATATTTTAGATCTGGTAACGTATTTATACATAGGTTCGACGGGAAGATACCGATAAACGAAGTGAACAAACTCACGAGAGTTTTCAAAACTAAAATCCTCTCAAGCAAAGCCGAAAATCTTCTGTTGCCAATAAGGTACGTTATACTTAATCCAGTAAGTATTGAATCAGGCGGAAACGTTTCATTCGTAAGGAATGATTATTACAAACTTCTTTCTGATTACGAAATAGAAAGGTTAAGGTCTCCCAGATCAGAGGAAGATAAGGAGCTTTACAAGGCGCTTCCACCAGACATAAAAAAACAAATTAATAAACCCGGGAACCATGCGATAAGGCTCCCCTTAGATAAAGACAAGACTCTAGCTATTTTTTACAAGAAACAAGATTACGAGCCCTTGGCAATCCCAATGGGTTGGCCTGTTCTCGAAGCGATAAACTGCAAAGCTGAAATGAGAAAAATGGACATGGCAATTACCAGAACCATGCAGCAAGCTATACTTTTAATTACGATGGGAACGGAGCCAGACAAAGGCGGAGTTAACCAAAAAAATCTTGAGCGCATGCAGTCTCTTTTCATCAACGAGTCAGTAGGGAGAGTTTTAGTTTCGGATTATACTACGAAAGCTGAATTTGTCATCCCACAAATTGGAACTTTGCTTTCCCCGGAAAAATACGAAGTAGTGGAAAGAGATATAAATATCGGACTAAATAATATTTTAGTGGGTGGAGAAAAGTACGCCAATCAGCAAACCAAGACCGAAGTTTTTATGGCAAGGCTAAAACAGGCTAGACAATCTTTTAGGAAAGACTTCTTGATGCCCGAAATTAAAAGGATATCAAAACTTATGGGCTTTAAAAAGTTTCCACAAGCTCATTTCGAAGACACGCCGCTCAAACAGGACTACAACATGCAAAGAATATACAGCAGACTAATTGAGCTTGGCGTGCTTACCCCAGAGGAAGGTATGTTGGCTATTTCGGATAATAGACTACCCGATTCCGATTCGTCTGTAGAGTCCCAAATGGAATACAAAAAGCTCAGAGATAAGGGCTTATACGAGCCGTTGTTGGGAGGACCAGAGACCCAAAAAGAAATGGCAGACAAAACCCAAAAGGGAGCAATGGAGCTTGCTGATAAAAACATTAAGTCTCAAGAAAAAATAGGCAAAGAGAAAGCGAAAGAGGCCGCGAAGGCTCCAAAACTTGCGGTGCCACCTCCCACTGGAGGAGAGCCAGTGGGTAGACCTGCTGGAGTTAGCACCCCGCAACCAAGCGATAGAAAGCCCGGAAAAATTGGAGAGAAACAATCGAAAGCACTCTTCAGTATAGATAAAATAAAAGACAATATGCTTCTCGCAAATAAGCTAGAGGAAAAAATAAAAATAGA